GCGCCGCGGAAGGCGACGACGGCGAAGCCGCTGCGGGCTGTGAAGGCCGACGAGAAGCCGCCCGAGCCCGAGCAGCCGGCGAGGCCGATGACGCTGTCCGAGGCGATCGAGTCGGGGTCGTATCTCGAGATCCTGCGGGCGCAGCGGCGGCAGGTCGTCGAGGACATCCCGAAGTCGAGCGCGGCCCCGTTGGCGGCGCTTCACCGGACGCTGCGCGAGCTGTCGAAGGAGATTGCGCACCTCGAGGAGATCGAGCGGCAGGAGGGCAGCGAGGATGCCGAAGCAGCTGCCGCCGCAGGAGTCGCCGACGAGCCGTGGGACGCCGCGTCTCTCTGAGCTGACGAAGCACCTGTCGGTGCCGGTCGACATCGCGTCGACGGGCTGGCCGGCGATCCGGGCGACTTGCTACAAGAAGCTGGGTACGCCGTTCGATCCGTGGCAGGACGGCGCGGGCCGGGTCGTGTTCGCGCAGCGCGAGGACGGGTCGCTGGCGGCGCGCGTCGACGGCGTCGGATGGTCGCTGCCTCGCCAGGTCGGGAAGACGTACTTCTGGGCTGCGGTCATCTTCGCGCTGTGCATCAACCGGCCGGGGACTCTCGTCATATGGTCGGCGCACCACGGGAAGACGCACGCCGAGACGTTCCTCGCGATGCAAGCCTTCGCGAAGCGGCTCCGGGTCGCGCCGTTCATCGACCAGGTCTACACGGGCTCGGGCGACGAGTCGGTCGTCTTCCGCAACGGGTCGCGCATCCTGTTCGGTGCGCGTGAGCGCGGCTTCGGTCGTGGCATCCCCGGCGTCGACGTCATGGTCTTCGACGAGGCGCAGATCCTGTCGTCGAAGGCGCTCGCGAACATGCTCGCCGCGATGAACACCTCGACGCTCGGGCTGCACGTCTACATCGGGACGCCGCCGGCTCCGCACGACGCGAGCGAAGCGTTCCATACGATGCGCACCCTCGCGCTCGCCGGCGAGCTGCCTGACGGCGCATGGATGGAGTTCGGCGCGAACCGAGGCGACGACCCGAACAGCCCGAAGACGTGGGCGAAGGCGAACCCGTCGTTCCCGCACCGCACGCCCGCGGACTCGATCAAGCGGCTGCAGCGCAAGCTCGCGCCCGATGACTTCCTGCGCGAGGCCCTGGGGATCTGGGACGAGGACGAGGACGGCTGGGCGCTGTTCTCGTCCGAGGCGTGGAAGCGGGCCCGGCGCCCGGCGCGGAAGCTGGGCGGCGTCCCGTCGGTCGCGATCGCGGCGTCGCCCGACCTGGCATGGGCGGCGATCGGGGCGGCGCGGCTGCGACGCGACAAGGTGTGGGGGAAGCTGCTCGCGCACGGGCCCGGCGTCGACTGGCTCGTCGATCAGTGCGTGAAGGTTCAGGACCGGACCGGCGCCGACATCATCGTCGACAAGGGCGGCCCGTGCTCGTCGCTCATCACCGAGCTCGAGGACGCGGGCGTGAACCTGACGCTCGTCGGCGGGCCCGAGGTGTGCGACGCGTCGGCGTGGCTGTACCGGGCGGTCGAGAAGACGGGCACGTTCCGCGAGGTGTCGAGTCCGAAGCTGGCGGCCGCGGCGACGCGCGCGGCCCGCGCCGCCGACTGGCGCAAGGTCGGCGACCGTCGCGCGTTCGGCCGGGCGTCCGGCGACATCACCGCCGTCGAGGCGCTCGCCCTGGCCGGCGCTGACGCGCTCGCCAACGACTACGACGTCGCCGACTCGGTCGGTTGACGGGAGGAGGCCGGATGCTCTCGCGCGTGACTGACGTCATCGACCTGGTCGCCCTGCTGCTGCTCGTGCTCGCCGGCGCACTGTTCGTCGCCGACCTCGTCGGCACGCCGGCCGGGCTCGCGTCCGGCGGCGTCGGGCTGCTCGTCGTGTCGTGGATCGTCGAGCGGAAGGCGCGACCGTGAGCCTGTTCTTCAACCGTACGGCGGGCCTGAGCGCCGAGCAGATCATGGCGCAGCGCACGGGCGCGCGCGGCGGCCGCAACGTGCGCGTGTCCCGCGAGCAGGCGCTTCGGATCTCGACCGTCTGGGCGTGCCTGCGGCTGCGGGCCGACCTCGAGTCGACGATGCCGATCGACGTATTCCGGCGCATCAACGGCGTGCAGGTCGAACAGGTGAAGCCGCCCGTCCTCGTCACCCCGGGCGGGTCCGAGGTGTCGATCGTCGAGCACCTCTACTCGAGCCGGATCGACCTCGACTCGGTCGGGAACGCGGTCGGCATCATCCACGCTCGCGACGGCGGCGGCCGCCCGTCGGTCATCCAGCTCGCCGACACCGACCGCGTCCAGCTGCGCCAGGCGAAGTCGGGCGAGCGGACGTGGAAGATCGACGGCAAGACGTACACGCCCGCCGAGGTGTGGCATGAGCGGCAGTACACGGCGAGCGGTTGCCCGCTCGGGCTGTCCCCGATCGCGTACGCGGCGAGGACGCTCGACAACAGTCTGTCTGCGATGGACTTCGCGAGCGAGTGGTTCGGCAACAACGCGACCCCCGGCCAGCACCTGCGGAACAAGGCGAAGAAGCTGAACCCGCGCGAGTCCGACATCGTCGCCGAGCGATACCGGTCGAAGGTCCGCAACGGCGACGTGTTCGTCACCGGCTCCGATTGGGAGCTGAACCTCATCAGCGCGAAGGCGTCCGAGGCCGCGTTCCTCGAGCAGCAGGGCGCGACCCACCTCGACGTGTGCCGGTTCTTGGGCGTGCCCGGCGACATGGTCGACGTGTCAGCGAACGGCTCGTCGATCACCTACGCGAACGTCACGCAGCGGAACATGCAGCTGCTCATCATCAACCTCGGGCCGGCGCTCGCCCGCCGCGAAGACCACTACTCGCGGCTGCTGCTGCCGGCGCCGCGCTACATGAAGTTCAACCCGGCGGCGCTGCTGCGGATGGATCTCGCCGGCCGTTACGCCGCATACAAGGTCGGCGTCGACGGCCGCTGGCTGCCGCCGTCGCGTGTCCTCGACCTCGAGAACATGCCGCCGCTGACCCCCGACGAGGAGGCCGAGTTCGCTCGGCTGTTCACGAGCAAGGCACCGACGCCCACCATGCCGAACGGAGAGACACCATGAGCGCACTCGAGCGCATCTTCGAGGCTGCCGCCGAGGCGCGGTCGGCGGCCGTCCGCCAGTCGACCGACCGGCCGTCGCAGCGACGCTGGGCCGAGGAGCCGGGCGCGCTGCCGCTCGTGCGTGCCTCGGGCACGCTGACGCTGCGGGCCGCAGACACCGAGGGCGACAGCCTGCACTTCGACGGGTTCGCCTCGGTCTATAACCGCGGCTACGAGATGTGGGACTTCTTCGGCCCGTACACCGAGCAGGTTTCGAGCGGCGCCGGATCGAAGTCCCTCGCCCGCGAGGACCTCGACGTGCCGTTCGTCCTGGCGCACGACAGCCTGCGCCGGATCGCGCGCACCACGAACGGGACGCTGACGCTGGCCGAGAAGACGGTCGACGGCGTCGAAGGCCTGCACGTCGACGCGCCGAACCTCGACGCCCGCGACGCCGACGTCGCCTACATCGCGCCGAAACTGCGGTCGGGTCTCATCGACGAGATGTCGTTCCGGTTCCGGATCAACGCCGGCACCTGGTCGCCGGACTGGACCGAGTACCACATCGACGAGTACGACATCCACCGCGGCGACGTCGCCATCGTCGGCTACGGCGCGAACCCGCACACGCAGGGCTCGGGCCTGCGCTCGATGTCCCTCACCGACATGACCGAGGCCGACCTGCGCGCGCTCGAGAACCAGCTGCACGCCGAGCGGAAGCGCCGGCACCCCGACGAGGGCACGGCCCGCTCGGGCGTCTCGCTCGCGTCGCTCGACCTCGCCCTCGCGCTGCTCGACTGAGCCAGCGCGACCACACACCCCGACGACCCGCCTGGGTCGCCGGTCAACCCCGCACGTTCGCGTAGGGATCTCGCTCGCGCCACGGCCCGACCGACCGATCACCGCCCGTCCCGAGGGAAGCCACACACACACCGAACCCCCGCAAGGGAGAAGGGAGCACGGTCGTGAACATCGACCAGCTCATCGCCTCGGTCCGGGCCGCGATGGCTCCGAAGCTCGAGGCGCGCAAGGCCAAGAAGACCGAGCTCGAGGGCATCCGCAGCGCGTGCGCCGCCGAGTCCCGCGAGCCCAACGAGACCGAGGCCGCCACCATCACGGCCCGGCTCGAGGAGATCCGTGGGCTCGACGCCGAGCTCTCCGCGCAGTCGCAGCGGATCACCGAGCTCGAGGACGAGAAGCGGCGCGACGAGGCCGCCGACGCCCTCGCCCGCGAGGTGCACCCGACCGGCGCCGGCACGACCGCCGCCCCGGCCGACCGCGCCGGCGGCACCGTCGCCCGCATCGGCCAGGAGCCGCGGACGTTCCGGGTCGACAACGACCCGAAGGGCATCCGGTTCCTCTCGCAGGTCGCCTCGATGGCGCTCTCCGGTCGCATGACCGACGAGCTCGCGCGGCACATGCAGGAGGAGACCGTCGAGCGCGGCCAGCAGTTCGACCGCGCCGCCGGTACGGGCGCCTTCACGGGCCTGGTCGTCCCGCAGTACCTCACCGACATGGTGGCGCCGCTCGCGCGGGCCGGCCGTCCGTTCGCGGACGCCTGCCGCCACCACGACATGCCCGAGCAGGGCATGACGGTCAACATCGGCCGCGTCACCACGGGGACGCTCGTCGACGACCAGTCGGCTGAGAACGCGGCGGTGTCCGAGCAGGACATCGACGACACGCTGCTCACGCTGAACGTGTCGACGAACGCCGGGCAGCAGACGCTGTCGCGGCAGGCGGTCGAGCGCGGCCAGGGCGTCGAGGACACCACCCTCGAGGACCTGTACCGGGCGTACGCCGTCAGCCTCGACACGAAGCTGCTCAACAAGGCGACGATCGGCCTCACGAACGTGGCGACGGCGATCACCTACACGTCGGCGAGCCCGACCCCGGCCGAGTTCTACCCGAAGACGCTCGGCGGCCCCGCGGCCGTCGAGGCGGCGCTGCTCGACCAGGCCGCCGGCGACGTCATCGCGGTCATGCACTCGCGGCGGTGGTACTGGCTGCAGGCGGGCCTGTCCTCGACGTGGCCGCTGTTCGGGCAGCCGGGCACCGCCCCGCAGCTCGCCGGCGTCAACTTCGGCGAGAAGTACGGCTCGGGCTTCCGGGGCGTGCTGCCGAACGGGACGCCGGTCATCGTCGACAACAACGTCGCGACGAACCTCGGCGCTGGCACCAACCAGGACGAGGTCTACTTCGTCAGCCAGTCCGAGTCCCACCTCTGGGAGGACCCGAACGCGCCGATGCTCATCCGCGCCGAGCAGGCCAAGGCCGCGAACCTCGGCATCCTCCTGGTCGTGTACGGCTACTACGCCTTCACGGCGGCGCGTCGCCCGCACGTCCAGAAGATCAGCGGGACGGGTCTCGTCACCCCGACGTTCTGATCGTCACGGGCGGTCACGCCGCGCTCGTCGCGGCGTGACCGCTCACCCTCGCAACACCCTCACGACACACGAAAGAGAGACAGATCATGGCCGAGGCCAAGCAGAAGCCGCAGCTCTCCAAGGCGCAGCAGGAGGACGCCGCGCGCAACCGCGCCGACTACATCCGCGCGCTCAAGGAGGAGCTCTCCGGGTACGAGCGCGCCGGCAACGACGACCGCGCGAAGGACGTCAAGGACGAGCTCGCGCGCGTCCAGAAGGCCCCCGCCGGCCGCAGCGCCAGCGGCGACTCGCAGACGGCCTGACGCGCGATGACGGCCGCCGTCACCGTCGACGAGGCGCGCGAGCACCTCGGGTCGCCGTCGACGGCGGCCGTCACCGACGCTCGCCTCGCGACGTTCATCGCCCGCGCCGAGTCCGCCATCGCCCGCCGCACCGGGCCACTCGTCGCCGAGGCGAAGACCGCCCGAGTCCGCACCGGTTCGGAAGGCCTCGCCCTGCCCGACTTCCCCGTCCTGTCGCTCACCAGCGTGACGCTCGTCGGCGGCAGCGCCGTGCCTGTCGCCGACCTGTTCGTGTCTCCCGGCGGGGTCGTGCAGTGGTCGCTCGGCGTCATGGGGACCTACTTCCCGCGCGGCGTCTACGACGTCGCCTGGGAGGCCGGCTGGGGCGCCACCCCCGACGACGTGCCCGAGGATCTCAAGCTCGCCGTCCTCGAGCTCGTGCGGCACTTCTGGGAGACGCAGCGCGGCGACAGCCGCACCCGCGGCCAGGCCGAGGAGCGCGGCCCCGGATTCACCTTCCCGAACCGCGTCGAGGAGCTACTCGAGCCGTTCATGATGGAGATCTGACGTGGCCGAGACGCGCCTACACGACGTCATCGACGCGCTCGTCGCGCAGGCCCCCGGCGCTGCCGGCTGGCCGGCCGACGCCGAGGTCTTCGACGGATACCCGTCGGCGAAGCTGCCCGTAACGCTCGACTTCCTCGCGGTCGGCATCGACGACCCGAGCGACCCCGGCCGCGCCGTCAGCGCCGAGTCGACGCAGACCTTCGCGCACGCCGCCGGCCGGGCCCGCGACGAGGCCGGCCAGGTGCAGTGCGCGATCTCGACAGTCGACGGCGGCGGCGACGCGAAGGTCGCACGCGACCG